TCAGGTTTGTGGTTGGGATTGGTCGGCTGCCGCCGGATCGACGGGCGGCTGGGTATAGGTCAGGCGATCCGTCGCCGGGGCTGCGGGCGTCCGGATCCTCGCCATCAGGCGGCCGAGATGGGGTTCTTCGACTTGTGCCAGGCGGCCGGAGCGGTCCTTGGCCGGAAAGCCCCAGGGATTGATCGTCTGGCAGACGAAGGCGCGATACGGATCGCCGCCATCGGCCTTCAGTTCCGCCATGGTGATTACCTCATCGACGATCCCTGGAAGTTCCAACCCGGTCTTTGAGCCGTCGATCTGCGGCTGGAAGACCTTGCGATTGAAGTCGTCGAGCTTCTCGTCGAGGATCCCGACGAACCAGACATTCTTGGCCCGCGTGTGCTGCAGATGGGTGAGCCAGCCGATCATCTCGCGGCCGTGCAGGCCGTAAGCGCCGCGGACATCCGGCTTGCCGGTCTTTTCAGACAGCGCCTCGGGCTGGCCCTTGCACCACCCGAAACACAGCCGCCCGGCGACCGTGATCGAGTCCACGAAGATGGTGTTGTAGCGGTCCAGTTCGGCTGGATCGCCGAAGCGTTCGCAGACAGCCTTGTAGTGCGCCGGGCTATAGGGCTGCTCATCCCGCAAAGCCGGGTTGGGCCCGCCGATGAACACCGCGAAATCCCGGCATTCCGTCCATGTGCGTGGCCGGATACTGTCACCGGACCAGCCCTCTATAGCGAGATCGCCCGCCTCGAGATCCATGAACAGCGTGCGCTCGGGATCGAGGGTCCAGAGCAGCGACGTTTTCCCAATGCCGGATTTGCCGAAGATGCAGCCCTTGATCCCGCGCGGCTCGGCCAATCGCTGGTCGGCGCTGATGATGGGGAGGCTCACTGGTCTGCCCCCTGCGCGAGGATCTCGACCTTCAGCGTGCCGGGCCGGACTGTGCGTGCGGGCTCGAAACCCTGCCGGATGGCTTCGGGCCAGGCGGCGTATTTGCGCTCGGGCACCTGGTAGGTCAGATCGGCAGATTCGGCGGGATCGTCGCCTTCATCGCGGATCCGCGCCACCAGGGCGGCCAGCCGGTCCTGGTCCCAATCGACCCGCTTCGGCAGATCGGCGACCACGGTGAAATCACCGTCATCGAAACGGACGGTGCCGGTGTCTTTACCTGCGGCTTGGCGTTTCTCAGTTGCACGAGTGGCGTAACGGACAGCCAATCCAGCATCGAAGCGGGTCTTAGCGGCTTTGTCGCGCTTCAGACGCTCGTCGATTTCGCGCTGCAGGATCGCCAGCAACTCGACCGGCAGCGCCGCAACCTCGGCGGCGCTGAGAGATGGCAGATCGTCAGGCGTGGGGGTGTTCTCGGGGAATGGCATGAAATGGTCTCCGTGATCGGTGAAAAGGGATTGAAATGCGGGCATCACGCGGCCTCCTGTTCGGCGAGCAGCAGCTCGGACAGCGAGACGGCAGCGGCTTTGGGCTTGGGCCGGGCGACGGCGATGTAGGCGAACTGATCCGGGCCCACGCGCTCCTGCACGAGATGCACGAGACCAAGTTCAGCGGCCCAGAACGCCCGCGATCCAAGCTTGCTCAATTCGCCGCGCGCCGCATCCGACAGCCCTGAAAACACAGGGAAGATGTCGAGCACCAGAAAGCCGCGATGGTATTCCAGCCGGTCGCCGGGAACGGCCTGCGCCACCCAGGCGCAGAACTCGATCTCGGACAGCGGTCGGCTGGCGCGGACCGTGATGAAGGGTGTGGTTCCCATGAACATGATCTCCTCCTTTTCCCTCTACTCAGGCCGCCGCGACATCGTCCCAAGCGGGACCGAGACCGCTTCGGTGTCTTGGTTTGAGGCGTTGTGCTGGTCGTCCGGCTGGCCCGTGTCGGCGTCGGCGTAGACCGCCACGAGAGGCGTCCCATCCTGGTGGGCACCGGCATTCTCGATGCGGTATGCACGCTGGTTCTTCAGGATTTCCGGCAACTCCCAGCGGCGGTAGAGGCCGGGGATGCGCTTGAGGTCTGCGGACAAGAGGTCGGCTTTGCGGATCATGCGGGTCGACTTTCGGTTTGAGTGGGGCGCGCGGTGGCGTCTGAATGGGAAAAGCCACCGCACCGCAGGGATCGGGACACCCGATCAGCGAAATTCTTGCAGGACGTCGCGCAGACGCCGGGTCGCCCGCTGATAGCGTTTGCGCGTCGCCGCCTCAGACAGCCCCAGTTCGGTCGCGACCTCCGATTGAGAGAACCCGTCGATGGCCACACGGATCACCAGATCCGCATCCGTGCCGACGATGCGGACGAGATCGCGGTGGAGCAGTTCGGGACTGGCGTCACCCGACAGCACTTCACCGTCGGCCGGGATTTCGTTGGGATCAGCCTCGCTGCGCAGGCTCTGGTGCCTGTCCTCGCGTTGACGCTTTCTGATCACGTCCCGCTCGATGTTCCGCAGGATGGTTGCCGCGATCCAATTGACGCGCTGCATATCCAGACCCCGAATGGCCTCGGAAGCTCGTGCAAGGATTTCGGATGCAACCTCGTCGCCGGTGCCGATCCTGCGCCAGATCGATCTGCGCCGAACGGCATCCAGCCCCGGCCAGAGCGCCAGAAGCATCAGCGTCAGGGCACAATCGGCGGTCTCGCCATCAGACTGCGCGACCCTGACCAGCGCGACCAGCAGCTGGTTTTTCTCGTCCGGCGCACGGCCACCGACGTGCAGCGTGTCCAGCAAAGCGGCGGGATCAGCGAAATGTGCGAGCAGTTCGCTGCTGCGCCGCAGAGCATCGAAGGTGTTTTGAAAACCGAGAGTTGATGAAGAAAACATGAGGTGATCACGGATCTCGTGCCACGCGATAGACATTGGACGCCTGCCTTGCGGCCAGGCGTCCAGCGCCTTTTCGTGGCCAGGTCAGGACGTCGTGCGTCTCTGCGATTTCAGGGAAATGGTGAGATGCGCGCCTTAGCGCGCGGGTGATGTCGCCTGGTTCAGCGTTCCGCAGCCGCGGCAGGTGGCCACGACCGGAAAGCCCACGAAATACTCGTGCCCTCGCGCAAAACGCAGATGCATGCGGCCGTCCCGGCAGACGCCGAGCAGCTTGTCACAGCGCGTGCAGCGCCATTCGGGGCTGAAAGGGGTGGGTTTCGTCTTGGCACCACCGGTCCAGTTCGTCTGGGCTGGCTGGCGAGAAGTGTCGGGAGTCGGCATTGGAAGTGCTCCTCTTTGCTGTGGAGCACTCCTATTGGACGCAAGAATCGGAGTTCGTCAGACCTCGGAACGGAGCCGGATCGGAGTTGATCTCAGATCGCGATCTCCCACCACTTACGTTTCGGAGATCGGACAAAGTCTGCCTTGAGCTTTTTCCAAAGCACAGACCCAAAAATGTTGGACAATGATTGGTCCTCAATGCCTGAAATAAGATCTGCTGTTACGATTGGTGCGGGGCCATTATTGTGGGCGTCCACAAGCCGCTGAACGACGAGCAGCCTCTGTTCACCCGATATGTCGATGGATCCCTTTCCCGGCACAAAAAGCGTTCCGGAATTTTCGCCAGTGCGTTCAAGCTGCACGGTCAGCCCGCCTCGCGCGAGAGATTGGTCGCGTCGAAAGATGGCCTTGAGCTTGTCTGCAACCAGGGTGATTTCCGGTTCGTCGGCTTCCATGTGATCGGCAAGAGGCGTCAGAACATTCGCAGCAAGGCACGCCCCCGCCGCGTTTCCAGCCTGCAGCACCAGCCCAATCCCAAGGCTGCTGCGTGCCCTTAGCTCTCCGTCGACCGACGCCCTGACTTTTTCCTGGTCCAGACTGCGAGCCAGGTAGATCGGAACATCCCGGTTGTCGATCTCGAGCGTGCCAAGATACAGCAGGTGTTTATTCAATTCCTCGATGGCAGGCGCATCCAGCGTATCTTCCAATCGGGCGCGAAGATGCTCCTCGACCCAGCCATCGCGCACACGATAGATTCTATAGCGATCCGGACTTCCACCACTGGGAGCAACATGGCCCTCTGCAACTTTGAGATCGACCTTGTCCGGTTGTGCAACGACTTCGGCCGCAACTGGGCCAATTCCGTCTTCGTCATCGATCAGGTCGTCGCCTTCCCAACCCGCGGGCACAAGGAAACCCAATTCTGTCAGAAGAGCCGGATCGATTCCGCGATCCAGCAGCCATGCGCCTGCGATCCTGTCGACGCCGATGTCCCAGATGGCGAGCAGCGCAGGCACAATAGCCATGCCTTCATCAGCGCTAGGGGCGCGCCCCTCCTGCATGATGTTCCAATGCCGAAGCAATCGATGACCGAGTACGCGCTCGAAATGATCGTCCAAGCTGAGCAGGCTGCTTGTGTTTCGGTCGGTCAAAGTGAAGTTGAGTGTTTTCTCATGTGATGCGCCGGCGCGGCGATACCTGACTGCAATTTCCACAAAGCGGATCGCGACGGCGCGGGAGAAAATGCGGTCAAGACCGGGCTGACCACCAATAATTGTCGATATGTCTTGATTTATCGTCGTTGATAGAGAAAGGCGATTTGCCAAATTAACAACGCTGATTTCAGCACGGATCACCTGAGCACGTAGGATTACCGCGTCTTCCAGTTCAGGCGTTTCCAGATGAAACCCGTTCAGGAATTGCGAGATATCGTACGCCTGAAAATCGACCGGCTGGTTCGAATACGTCTGATCCAAAGCCGTCTCAATGAACTGCTCGGCGATGGTGTGGCGCAAGGTTCTGTTGCCTGCCCGAACATGAACCCGACCTGTCGAAGGCGTGTAGACGATCATCGCTTCACCCGGCGGTCGGAAATAGATGCGGGACCGATTGCCGGAATCATCAATCTCTCGAACGCTGGTCGGAGGGTCGGGGTGAAATAGCAGATACATCTCGGCAGCCGGTTCGTCCCCATCCTCCGGAATGTCGAACCGGTCAATGCTATATCCGTCACCTCGATCCAGCTCGGTATTCAGCTGGGAAAGCAGCGCATCGAGTATTTCGCTGCCAGCGTCAGGACCACCGTCCGTGGACGGATCGGCCATAAACGTCTGATAGTGCTTGTCGTAGCGACGGTACATGCGCAGGTGCAGGCTGTTTTCGGCCGCTTCGAACAGGCTCTGTTCGCGAGTGAAGGCCCAAAGGCTGCGCGCAAGCTGATCCCGCTGGTTCATGAGTTCCCGGGAGCGCTCCGGTTCGAGCTTTGCCTTGGCCAAGCCTTCGAGCACGAATTGACCCCGGTCTGCGATGAGGGTGGCAATGCGCGCGGCCTCCGCCTCTAGTGGCCCCAAGCGGTCCTTGTTTTCCTGATGCAGCATGTTGCTGGCGGTAGCAGGACCTTCCAGGCTATCAGGCTCGAACTGGTAGTTCTCCAGCCAGTCCAGCCTCTCGAATGACCTGCTACGTAAAAATGCCGATAGCAATGACGGCTCTGCGTCATTGAGCAATCGAGAGAGATTCGGGCAGGTTTTGGCTGGGGCACGTACCATATAAGTCTCCGAAAACGCTTATTTACTCTGCAGTCTGCAAACGTGGTGTCATATTCTGAATTAGAAATTGCGATGACCTGTTGCGCAATTGGGAACGGGATTGACGCATTTCCGAATGGACTGTGCTGCTCGGGTAAGGTCAATGCGCGCCTCTTCGATCAACGCCAGGATATTGGGACTGATCGGAATTGCTTTGCGCGCCATGAAATCACCCCAACGAATGTTTGCTCTCTACCTGATTCAACCTCCGATAATCGCTGACGAAACTTTCTTCCGCAAGGGCCGATGTTCTCCACTTGTTCGCTTTGCTGGCAGCCGTGGAGCGCGGCATGTCCCACCCGAGGCTTCGCGGTGGCTTTTGATTGGTAACGACACCCCAATCACGGCTGCCCGAGACATGAAACGACCCAACCCACTCCCGCCCGACCAGATGACACCGGCCGAACGCCGCGCCGAACTATGCGGGTTGCTGGCGCTCGGGTTGGTTCGCCTGCAGATGCGAGATCGGGCGGAAGTATCTGACGATACTAGAGAAAGTTGCCTACACTATCCGGCCGACGAATGGCGTCATGCAACTCCAACTCACAGGAGAAACGCATGACCAAACAAGATCCCATTCCCGCCCGCCTGGCCGCGCTCAAGACCACGTCGACGCCCGACCTGAAGCAGCAATGGCGCGATCTGTTCGACAGCGAGCCGCCGCCGTTCAATCGTCACTATCTCGAGAGCCGCCTGGCATACCGCATCCAGGAACTGGCCTATGGCGGCCTGAAGCCGGAAACAGTGAAGCGGCTGGAAGTTCTCGGCGAACAGCTGGACGGTGGCGACCGCAAGAAGAGCCGCATCCGCGCTGACCTGAAACCTATCGTCGGAACACGGCTGATCCGTGAATGGCAGGGCGTCGAGCATCTCGTCACCGTCACTGCTGACGGTTTCGACTGGCAGGGTCGCCCTTACAAATCGCTGTCGGCCATTGCCCGCGCCATCACCGGCACGCGCTGGAACGGCTGGGTGTTCTTCGGCCTGAAAAACCATCGGAGGGGCGCATGACCAAACCAATCTTCAGAAAGTTGCGTTGCGCCGTTTACACCCGTAAATCCTCAGAGGAAGGGCTCGAGCAGGAGTTCAACTCGCTCCACGCCCAACGCGAAGCCTGCGAGGCATACATCGCCAGCCAGCGTTCCGAGGGCTGGGTGCTGGTCCGCGATCAGTATGACGACGGTGGCATTTCGGGCGGCACGCTGGAACGCCCCGGACTGAAGCGGCTGCTTGAGGATATCGAGGATGGGCTGGTCGACGTGGTTGTCGTCTACAAGATCGACCGCCTCAGCCGCTCGCTGGCGGATTTTGCCAAGCTGGTCGAGGTGTTTGACCGGAACGGCGTGACCTTCGTCTCGGTCACGCAGTCGTTCAACACCACCACGTCCATGGGACGCCTCACGCTGAACATCCTGCTCAGCTTCGCCCAGTTCGAACGCGAGGTGACGGCGGAACGCATACGCGACAAGGTCGCCGCCAGCCGGAAGAAGGGCATGTGGATGGGCGGGGTGCCGCCCTACGGCTACCGTGTGGAAAACCGGAAGCTGGTGGTCGAAGAGGAAAGCGCCACGCATGTGCGCTCGATCTTCGCCCGCTTCCTCGAGATCGGGTCCTGCACGGAGCTGGCGCGGGAGGTCGGCACGCGCGGAATCCGCACGCCCAAGGGCAATCGGATCGACAAGAAATACCTCTACAGGATGCTCAACAACCGCGCATACATCGGCGAGGCCGTCCACAAGGGCGACAGCTATCCCGGCGAGCACGACGCCATCATCGACCGTGCTGTCTGGAACAAGGTCCACGCCATCCTGACCGAAAGCCCCCGCAAGCGCGCCGCGCGCACACGGGCAGACACGCCCGCACTGTTGAAGGGCTTGCTCTACGGCCCAGACGGGGCGGCCTTCTCGCCGACACATACACGCAAGGGCGGCAAACTCTACCGATACTATGTCAGCCAGTCGGTGCTGAAGCATGGTGCCGGGTCATGCCCGGTCGGACGGGTCCCCGCTGGTGAGATCGAGGCCGCCGTGATTGACCAGCTCCGCGCCGTGTTCCGCCAGCCTGAGATTGTGGCGGGCACATGGAAAGCGGCCCGCTCGCAGGACAGCGAGATAACCGAGGCCGACGCCCGTGACGCGCTGATCCGTCTTGATCCGCTCTGGGACGAACTCTTCCCCGCCGAGCAGGCACGCATCGCGGCGCTGCTGGTTGAGCGGATTGACATCGGCATCGATGGCCTCAATGTTCGCCTCCGTATAGATGGTCTGACCGGGTTGGCGCGCGAAATGATGGCTGATCTCGGGCCGGCGGCATGACCCGCGCGACGTCAGCACCGGAAACGGTGACAGTGCATGTCCCGTTCCGCCTCGTGAAGCGCGGCGGCCGCAAGGAAATGCAGATGCCGGATGGGGCAACCAGCCAGCGGAAGATAGACAACACGTTGGTCAAGGCGCTGGCGCGGGCGTTTCGCTGGAAGCGTATACTAGAATCTGGCGAGTTCACGACCATCGCCGAGCTCGCGGATCGCGAGGGCATCGCGCCGTCCTACATGACGCGTGTGATGCGACTGAGCCTGTTAGCGCCCACCATCGTCGAGGCGATTCTGGACGGCAAGCAGAGCGAAGAGCTGACGCTCGCACGCGCCGTGGAGCTGTTTCCGGTTGAGTGGAGCAGACAGCGTCGTTAATTTCTGGTGCTGTCTATGCATCGACCAATACCGCGCCCGTAAAAAAAATCGGTTCCCACAAGTCAAACGGGAGGGGCGATCCCTACGCGTAGAAGCTTTCTACTTCGAGGCGGATCCCGAACCAGCAAGCTTCTTGAGCCTCGGGCACGCGTGTCGCGCGCCGTTGACTTCAAGCCGCCCGGCAAAAGAAATTCGTGCTTCACAAGAGTCTTCGCTGCCAGCTTCTGGACCAGCCCCATATGATCAACTAGGATCAAAGCTCTCTCTCTGCAAATCGTCCTTGGCAGAGATACAAGGGCTGGAAGAATTGTACGACCCTCTAGATACGGTCAACTTGGCAGCAAGCATAGCTTGCGAACTCTTCCGACGGGAGGAGCGATCTCTCACACAGGTCGATATCAAGGGAATATCCGACAGCGGTGGTATATACGCAATATTCTACCGAGGAGCCGTCAAACCTTACCGGCTCTACAAGCACTTAAATAGCAGCGCTGGGATATTGCCGATTTATGTTGGAAAGGCTGCAGAGAGCGCAACCGTTAATGGGCTCCAAGACTTCCGCAGTGGGCCGGGATCAAACAGTGTTAAGAAACGGCTTCAAACACACAAGCGGAAGATTGACAGCTTTTCAACTGGAGCTATCCCAGTTCAGACTTCTGACTTTTCTTTTAGGTTCCTTGGACTGCCCGACGCTCACGTATCAATGGCTGAAGCGGGATTGATCACGTTTCTAAGCCCTATTTGGAATGGGGCGGGCTTTGGAAGTAATGCACCAGGTGGAGGCCGCCCGGGGAAGCTGCCGCCAAACTGGTTAGGATTGGCACATGGACCAAGTGCCCCCGGGTTGTCGCAATCGCAGGAAGACGATATTAGATTTAAAATCTTGGAACAGGCAAGAAAGGTCCTGCGAAAGCAGAATGACCCTCGGCTCGAGAGGGCTAGGTCAGCCATCCTCGTTGCAGCACGAGCTTGAAAATAGGCCAAGCCGTCGAACCCGAACCGTGTTGATCTAGGCCGCGCTGAGCTTGTCTCGAACGCCTGTGGCGACTATCCGAGCCAATTGGCACGGGACGGCGTTGCCGAGCTGCCGCATCGTTTCCGTCCACGAGCCGTGGAACACCATGTCGTCGGGGAAGGTCTGCAGGCGAGCGCTCTCTCGGATTGTGAAATAGCGCACCGAGCCATCCGGCCTGCGCAGCATGTTCTCGCCTCCAGGAACACCGTGCACGCCCGCCTTCAGTGTCTTGCCGGGCTCGTCAAGTGGGCTTCCCGTGTGCCCCGGATAGGAGCGTGCACCGGGCTGAAACCGGTGGTCATGAAAGTCCAGCGCCGTGCCGGACGCATGTTCCGGATCCGGAAGGTCGGAGATCGCGTCGCGCACGGTCAGCCACGGTTCGTCCAGAGGCCGCTCAGCTATCTTCAAGGCCCGCGCCTGCGCCGCACCACCATCCGGCCGGTTCTTGCGAGAGACGCGGTGCAGGTCCCAATAGACCTCCTCGCGCCATTGCGACCAGAGCAGCGCGTCCCGCGAGTGGGTCGGCTTCGGAAAGTGCCACTCGATCTCGGTGTCGGCACGGAACCCGACGAGGAAGATGCGCTCACGCCGCTGGGGGACACCGTAGTTCGCCGAATTCAGTACCCGCATCACCACACGATAGTGCAGGCCCTTCTCGGTCCCCTTCGTGTGATGGTTCTCGAGGCGCGCGAGGTGGGCCAGCCATTCTTCTTCCCTCTTGGCAACAAGATCGGGATAGGTAAGCTGCAGTCGAATGTACTCGAGGTAATTCGCGAAACTGCTGCGCGTAATCCCCTTCACGTTCTCGAAGATGAAAGCCCTAGGTCGAAGCTCGCGCACGGCACGGATCGCCTGCGGGAACATATCCCGGCTGTCGAGAAAGGCGCGGTGGCGTCCGCCCATCGAAAAAGGTTGGCAGGGCGGTCCGCCCGTAACGAGGTCCACGGAGCCGCCTACGGTCCTAAAATCGAACTGCCGCACATCACCCTCGTGAATTGGCCAGTGCTTAATTGGATCAAGTCCGCGATCTTTGTTCTCGCGGAGAGTGTCGCACGCCCATCGGTCCCAGTCCATGACGGCCGCCGGGCGGAATCCTGCTTGGCTGACGCCGATTCCAAGCCCGCCTGCGCCCACGAACAGCTCGACCGATCTCATCATCCCAGGAACTCCCCGATCCTTGCCTTCAATTCCGCTCGGTTTTTTGTTTGGCATTCCCATATCACGAGGACGTCCCAACCGAGTTCTGCGAGCAGGACGATATTTCGCCCGTCCCGTTTCCTATTTGTTTCCAGCTTCGGGCGCCAAAAGTCCAGCCTGGATTTCGGGAGTCTCGCCAGCGGGCACGCCGGATCTGGGTGTCGGTGCCAAAAACATCCGTGTACGAAGATTACCTTTCTTCGAGCCGGAAAGGTTAGGTCAGGCTTCCCGGGCAGGTCATGGCGATGAAGCCTGTAGCGATAGCCCATACCGTGGACTAGGCGGCGCACCAGCAGCTCCGGCTTGGTGTCTCGGCCGCGGACCCGGCTCATGCGCTCGCTTCGCTGTTCTGGCGTTAGTGTATCCACGCGCAAACTTATAATGGCGCGCAGAGAGGACCGACAAGCAGATCTTCCGAACTCATACTAGTTAGTCCAACCAAATCAGGTGCTTGATGCCAATTTTGTCCGCCGCGCTTTCGACGACCGCGCGCTGGGTTGCCATCCCGAACTTTGCTGAAGATTCGGTCAGAACAACTGCAAAAGGCTCGCTATTCTCGAAAGCACGCTCATGCAGGGCCATCAAGGTTACCTTCCAGTCTACCGCTTTGCTCCAAGCGATCTGGCGCCCGTCGGGGAGAAGGCAGCCATGCGGTTTAATGAAGGTCGCGCTGACCTCTGAATCCTCGCCAATCCCGAGCACCCGAAACACGCGCGCTGGGTTGGCTGAGGTCTCTCTAGTGTAGGATTTGAGGAGCGTATCCTTGATATAAACTCGGACTTTTCGCGGGTCCATGTACTGACCCAACCTTCCGCCAACACTCTCCGTCTCGGTCCACACCGAGTAGTAACGCGACTTGTCGGTAGCCGAGAGCGCCGACCAGTAGAGCCGATCAGCTTCCGCCCAAAGGTGCTCCTTGATCTCGTTTCGAACGCTCACTGGTACCCTCATTGCACACCCCCCGGCTGAGGCGCGGGTGGAAACTCAAACTGCGGAACTTCCAATTGTGCGTCACCCTCGCGTAAGATCAAATCGGCCTGATCCTTCATCCATTCGAGCATAAAATTTCCTGCCGACGCGTCGCGGAAATTGATAAGATTATGTCCGAGAGGCAGCCGTTCGATTGGACCTGCAGCCGCCTTTTCTAGTTCGATCACTTCCGCCACTCGGCGCAGATCCGTCACGAAATCCATCACGATTACCTTGTCTTTGCCGTGACTCAGGCGGAGCCCTCGCCCAAGCTGCTGGACAAAGATCCGACGGCTAAACGCCTACAACATCAAACGCGGCAACGGCTCATACGACGGCGGCAAGCGGCGACATATCCACGAAGAGCTCGTACGTACCCAGATGCTTCTTACCGACTATGGCCGCGGGATTGGGCTTTTGTCGGATACGAGCAATGCTCACGTCATCTTCTACTACGGCCTTCTATCGCTACCGCCGCCACTCGCGATCTCTGGTGAAGATCTCGACGAGCATTTCCAATTTCCCGTCCGCGAGGCAATCGAACTCGTTAACGCCTATTTCGTTGCAAGGTTATCAGCGCTCATCGAACAGGAAGACTAG